GTTCCGTTGTACTCGTCAAACGGGTAGAAGCCACCGGGATTCGCGAGCGTCGTTTCCAGCGTGAGCGAAGGAATATCCCGCGCTGATGGATCAATCGGGATCCCTTCATTCGTCGCCCGCTGTGCCATTGGCTCGATCACAAAGTCGATCCCGTTGGCTCTCAATGACGATCCCATCTGAGAGAAGCGGGAACCGCTCCCGTCCTCGCAAACCGAATAGCACACACACCCATCTTCGGCGAACAGCCATTCGAGATCGTTCCGCACATTGGAAGCGTTCACCTGCCCGCGTAGCCACGGGCCGAGATACGGGATCACGCGGCACCCTGCCGTCTCAAGTTCGACAATGCACCCGCGAAGTTCCTCGACGTTCATCACCGTCTCGGGCATCCCCTGTGCAACGCACTCGCGGTAGGCGTGGAACGACTGGCGTTTCAGAACGTCGCCGTGTGCCGCAAGTTCCGCACGGGTCGGCCATTCTCCGCTCGACTTCCACGCCCGGCACTCGTCGCCGAGCGGGTTCACGAGGAACATCGTATCGACGCGGAACCGCCGCACCAGATCAATCGTCTGTTGCAGGAACAGACGCCATCCGTACCGCACGAGGTATGGGTTCAGAAAGCGATTCTGCGGGGTCGCCAGCGAGTTGTTAGCACAGTGAAGCCAGATGCCGGGCGTCATAAATCCTCCATCGCCGTGTTATGCATTGCCGTCAGTACGCCCCTGAGAGCGGCGGCCACGTCGTGAACGGGCCGAGTCTCTTCAACAATCTCGCGTGCCGTCTCGTCGTTGCCGGCGAGCAACGCCGCCAATACAAACGCCGCCGCGTTGACAACATCTGCGGTTCGAGCATCGAGAACGAGCGTCACTTGCTTCGTTTGTGGGCACTGTGTCATCCGCACGTACACGTTTGGTATCGCCATCGTTATTCCGTTCCGTAGTCATTCGTGACCCATCCGCCGCCGTCCTTCTTCGCCCGCTTCTTCGCAAGACGGAACGAGAACGGAAACATCTCGGCGGCAACCTTGAACTTCACCCACGCATCATCTTCCATGAATCCCTTGACCTCATCGAACCGCAACTCGCCGTCATTGAGAACGACCATGAAATCAGGCGTGTACCGAGTGTCGTCCGCAAGTTTGAACGTCATCCGCTCGAAGTAGTACCCCCGAATCTCCCCGGCCTTGACCGACGCATCGAGCATCGCGGCGTACTCTCGCTCCTGTGCATTCATCGTGCCCGGCGTGTGGCGTCTCCGGTTGTTTGCCTTGGCGCGGAACCTCACGACACACCGGCCTTCTTGCACAGTTCCCCGTGTGCTTCCGTGCGTTCGTTCCATCGCTTCGTGAAACCTTCGTCTTCGCCATATGCCGTCATCGGCATCAAGACGCCGAAGCCCTCATCCTGGCCCATCACGAGCATGGCCTTGTTCTTGCCGTTGAATCCGACGTAGACGCCGTGTTCATTCAACGCATCCGCCAGCGTGTGCAACAGTCGGGGATTCAAGCACACCCACACCGTTTCGGCCGTGGCCTTCGGGATCACCGCCTCGTGATCGGGGAACTTCCCATCCTTCGGAAGTGTCCCCACCGTCGCGTCGTCGTAGTGCGTGTGCCAGTACCCGCTGTCTTCAAGCGTCGCACAGACCATAGTTGGGCCGTCCGCACACTCCCCGCAGTCGCACTCGCAGCACCGCGACTGTTTGCTCACGCGGTCCTCGTCAAAGAGCGGAGGCACCATCATCCGACGTGGGGCAGCCTCGCACTCCTCGCACTTCACCGGCATCACGGCCAGCATCCGCCCGTCCGTCGCCACCATGTGAGACGTCGTGCCATCACGCAAGAGAAGTGCCCCGTTGATGGAGTACCTCGTCTCGTGCTTCGCCGCCGCCTTGAAGACCGTCGTGTACTCGATTCGCAGTTTCATCGTGGTCCTTTCTTTGTCCGATACTCCCATGTGTTTGTCGCGTATCCGCCGTGCTTCCTCGTCTTCCGAACCGTGCGAAGCCGCTTGCTTCGTCTCTCAATCAGTCCGGTGGCACGCATGATGCAAAGTACCGCTTGCACTCTCGGCATGGAGTGAGATCCACCTTGTTGTCTGTACCGTGCATAGATCATCCTGCTCGTCATCCAGTCCTTTGCGATGCCGCACAGCACGGTTTCCATCGGACGTCGAGAGTCGTAAGCATCTCGTGTCGTCTGCTTCAAGTGATATCGACTACCACGCTTCATGATCGTTTTCCTCCAACTCTTGCAGCCTTCGCTTCTTCCGCAGCCGTGCCGTCCGCGAGTACGTGTGGCCAGTCGGTTCCACCTTCCGCTTCGGCTCTGGTGCGTTTTTGCAATACAGGTCGTGATCCTTCGCCAGCACCGTACACAGTGCCCGGTGTTCTCGGTCCCACACCGCACGAACGATCGTGCCGTCAGGCAACTGGATCGGGACCACGACCCGATCCCCCTTCTCGATGATCTCTGCGTACCGCTCCTTCACCATGTCAACCACTCGCCAGTACGCCTCGAACCCGATCCGCAATCCGTACCGCTCCTCCAGCCTCGCCTGAAAGTGACGCATCATCGCCCGTTTGTGCGGGTGCATTGGCCTTGGCATCACACCACCTCCTAATCGTGCGGGCGTCGTTCCCGACACCCGCACGCCATCAACCACCGACCTGCAAGCCCTCGGCCTCCATCATCGCCTTGCGATGCGTCTTGCGGTACTTCTTCACCGCACGCCGCACCTGCTCGATCTTCTCGTCGTCCTCGGTGATCGCGAGCGGTTCATCGTTGTCCATCGCACGTGCGATCTTTCCGATCGTGTCGTACCCCGCGAGGATGCAATCACGGGCCAGCCGATCCGGGATGTCCAGTTCACTCGGGCTCGCGTTCAGGTGTTCGTCAACGCCTTCGCCCTTGCTTGCGTCGGGGATCTCGCCGACCGCCGGCACGTCCTTCGGCGGTCCAGCCTTCTCGTCCCGCTTCTTCGTGAACAGCGAATCGGGCGCGTCGATCGGATCATCCATGAAATCGTGGTCGCCCTTGGCAGACCGCGTGATGATCGAGCCGATCTGGTCGTCAAAGAACTTGACGAGGATCCGCAGCCGATCGATCTTGCGGCACACGTCGTACTGCGACGCCTTCAGCCGTTGGCATTCCTCGCCTTCCTTGTCCTCGCACTCGTCGATCTGCTCGTCCAGTGCGTCACGTTCCTTGAACAAGTCCGATCGCTCGGCCTTCGCCTTCTCGCGTCGCTCCGCGATCTCTTGCAGCCGTCCCAGAATGTCGCTCGCCTTCGTCTCGATGATCATGTGTTCTCCTGTTGTTACACCGTCCCAGCAGCGACGCCATCAAACAGGCTCGCCGCATCGTCCGCATGGATCTTCAACGCTCGGTCAAGGTTCACGATCGCGGCATCGTAATACTCCCTCTTCAACTCGCATCCGTAGAACCGACGCCCCAGCCGCAAAGCCTCATGCCCCTCGCTCCCGATGCCCGTGAACGGCGAGAACACAACCTCACCGGGATTCGTGTACAGACGCACCAGCCGCTCAATCACGCCGAGTTGAAGCGGGCAGATGTGCTTCGTGTCTTCCTCGCCCCGGCCCTCCGAGACGTTCAGTGTGTCCGTTTCCCGTATGTCGTCCCAGCACGCCTCGGCCCACTTGATCCAGTCGTCGCGGCTCACCTGCCCATCTGACTTGATCGGCGTCGCGTTCTCGCCCGGTGCCCTGAACTTGATGAGGTAGTCAGGCAACGCCCCACGCGACTTCGCACGGTCGCTCTCGAGCCCGGCAAACTGCAACTCACGCGCCTTGTTGCGGATCGCCTGTGCCTGTGGATTCTTTCGTACCGCCCAGTCGTACTCGTACACCAGTCCGGCACGCTCGCCCAGCCGAATGTTGAGCCCGCGATAGTCGAATAGACCCTGCCCTCCCGTCCGCTTCATCCGGGGAATCTGCATCACGTGGACCATCACCACGCGGCCCGGCTTCATCACGCGGACGAGTTGATGGAAGAAGAACGAGAGATGTATCCGTGCATCGCCGTTCAAGTCTTCCGAGTTCCCGATGTCGGCATGCGACCCGGTATATGCGAAGAGGGCGGGAAATGGGGGAGAGAACACCGCCATATCGACACACGCCGCCGGCATGGTGTTCATGTGTGTGATGCAATCGCCGAAATGCACTTTGTACTGCTCACTTCCCAAGAGGGAGCAGTCGGCCTCGGCGGTCCCTTTTTCGTTCATTGATGTCCTCCAATTCTGTACTTGCGAAAGATGCGTTCCTGTTCTTCGGTGTCGTGTTGCACGCGCTTCGCCTTGTCCAGCACCGTCTGAATCATCGGTGCCTCGATGTCCGTGTATGGAATGTGGACGTTGAGCGGAAGTGTGGACCCGATGCGGTTGGAACGCTTCACCGCTTGGTAATACTCCTCATACGAATCCTGCAAGCCAGAGAATACCTGCCGCGTGCAAACTTGCAAGTTGAGGCCGAGTCCAAGTACACGCGGCTTGCTGATCATCACCCGCACGTCACGCCGCTTGAACGCTTCGATTCCCTCGTGCCGCTTCTCATACGGAGTGTCTCCGCTGATGCTAATCGCGTGCGGAAACGTCCGCTCCATCAACTCCTGCTCATGGTTGTACCGACACCAGATGATCGTCGATTCGCCCGGCCATGAGTTGACCATCTTCCGAATGAAAGCGGGCTTGTTTGATTCGATCTCCCGCTCGCCGTCGTACCCCTTGGCGATCTGTGCCAGCCTCGACCGCTCGCCCACGCCGCCGATCTTGTCTGCGAACAGTTGCCCGGTCTTCGTGTGAACGAGCGACGACTGCTCGGGCGTCAACTCCACACGGTCAAGATGCACGTTGATCGGCGGTATGCAGCCGGTGTTGTCCTTCCATCCGTACGTCGCCGGGTTCGTGAGGAAGATCGACCAGTGCGACAGGTCGCGGTAGAACGGCTCGACCGCATGGGGCTTGAGTTCCCATCGGTTGTCCGTCTGCCCTCGGTTCACAAAGTAGCGGGCGAGAAACGCATTCACGGTCGGCTGTTGTCCGAGCAGGACCGCGTGATTCGCGTACTCGATGCGATCGTTCGGCGCGGGCGTTCCCGTGAGGCAAATGATGTATTCGAGCCCGCGTCCGACTTCGATCAGCCGCGTGCCCCACTTGCCGTAGTGTGACTTGAGCATCGACGATTCATCGACACCGATCCCGCCGAGATTGCCTGACTCCAGTGAATCGTCGATCGATTCAAAGTTCGTGATGCCGATCCCTCGCCCGCATTGAACGAAGTTCGGAACCGCGTTCTTCGGTACGCGGTTGATGTCGATCGAGTCGCCGTAGAAACGCCTCGCCTCGTCGATCGTTTGCTGCACGACCATGAGCGGGCAGACGATGAGGAACGGCTTGCCCGTCGCCGCAGCCGCGTGACGGGCAAACTCCAGCAGGATGATCGTCTTGCCGAGCCCGCAGTCAGCGAACACCGCGTACTTCTTCTTCGCGATAGCGAGAGCCGCAATGTCCCGCTGGTAGTCAAACGCCCACGCCGGCGGGGTGTACGCAAACTCTCGAGACGCAGCATCACTTCCGCCGTTGCCCACGCTCGCGTACTCGTCTGGAAACTCGGCGAACCCGCCACGCATCCGAAAACGCGGAAGGGCCTTGACCTTGAGGAACCGTTCGTAGTCGTGAACGCTCTTGGTGTCGAGTGAAATCCGCATGATTCTTTCTCCACGTTGGAACACGATACATTGCCGATGTCGGTATGTCAAGCGTTTTTCGGTGACGGGTCCACAATCGAGCGGCATCGACCCTCAAAGTAGTTGGCACACCTATCCGCATCACGCCGGAAGTTCGTCCATTCCTCCCTCGTCATATCCGCCCCACGCCGCTTGATGCGGAGTGCCCACAGCGTCATGATTTGAGCCAGAACGTCGGGCGTGATTGACTGGTCCGCAGGTTGGGGTTTCATAGTCGTCCTTTCTGAATCGCATTGACTTTCCATCGAACCGCACAGACACCATGCCGTGCTTTCCGTATTTGTTCTTGACCACCGTTATCTCGGTCGTTGCGCGTCTCCTGTCGAGTTCGGTGCGGTCGATGCACTCCTCTGGCTTCAGATCAAACTCTGGCCTGAAGATGGAGAGCCCGAGGTCCGTCCGGTCTGAGATCGCAGCCGAGCCACGGCCATCGTTGAGTGTCGGAGTCTTTTTCTGTCGTCGTGATTCCAAGGTCATTTGCGACACGACGAACAGCGTCATGCCGAGTTCATTCGGGATTCTCGCAAGCGTTCGCATCGACTCGCTCATTCGCTCGGCGTCGTTGCGAGTTTCGGCCATTGGCTTCAGGTCCTGTACGTAATCCACGAGCACGCGGCGAATCCCAGCACGCTTCGCTACGCACGCTCGCCGGTACACCTGTGCAGCGTCCATTGAGTCGGAGATGATCGTGATGCCTGAAGTGTTTAGGGTTGCTTGTGACTGCGCGATCGCAAGCCGCTCTACGTCGTTGGGCTTGTATCCAGTGTTCAGCCACGAGTGAACGTTGAGCCCGGAAAGGATGGAGAGAATCGTTCCGCTGACCCGCCGACTTCCCTGCTCGACGGAATGGATAATCCCGCCTCCCCCATTCGTGATGGCAAGGTGGATCATGAGGGAAAGGGCCAGCGTTGATTTACCGTGTCCGTTCTGGCCGATGAACGTCACAACGCCCTGCTTAGGAATCCCGCCGAACATCTCGTCGAACCAGTAGATGCCCGTCTTTTCTACTTCGGATTCGCCTCGGTCGATCTGCTCAAGCAACTCACGAGACGCATCGGCAAGCGTGCATTCACCGCCAGTATCTATGTCACGTGCCGCAAGTGCGATACGGTCCATGCCACTCTGAGCGATGTCGGATGCTTCGACATCCCGATCGGCGTGATAGCAGTCGTAAACCGTGGTGGTGCATCCGTTGATGATGCGACGCAGACGAGCCGTGTTCTTGATCGTCGTCGTCCACAGTTTGAAACCGTACGCACCTGGGCATCCTTCGCAACACGCCTGAATGTGTGCGATGCCTCCAACGTCCGCCAGTTTGTCCGAGCGTTCGAGGTCATGCACGAGTGTCGTGATATCAACTTCGCCCAGCGATCGGTACACAAACACAAGAGAATCGAAGATTGCTCGATTCGCATCGGTGTAAAAATCTTCCGCTTCAACCAGCGTCGTGACTTCTTCGATGATCGCTGACTTGCTGACCATCGCACCAATGAGGCACATCTCCGACTCTTCCGAGTGCGGAGGGGTGCGATTGAACAGAGTACCGGCGTTGATGACAACGGGCTTCACCATGTCCTCCCGTTGTTGAGGTGGCTTCGGCTTGCGGGCTTCGGCTTGGCAGCCTTGCGGAACTCTCCGGGCCACACTTCGCCGCGAATGCATCCGTCAATCGTCGAGTCGATCCACGCCAGAACACCGCCGACCTGTCCGCCGAGTTCGGCCCCTTCCGCGTGCGTTGCGGCGCGTCGGATCATCTCGTCAAGGTCACACCCTCCGTTGTGAACGTTGATCGTGGGTGGGTACTTCGACTTCCACTCGGCGAGGGCGGCTTGGACCTTCTGCGGCTCGTTCCGTTGGAGCAGCAACTCGGGCGGGTTGCGACGCATGGACTTGGCGACGCAGGATTCAACGTGAGCGAGGAGTGGATCGTTCGGAGTATTCTGTTCGGGTTCTTCGCTCTGCTGGCGGGCTGTCTTTGGCGTGGTCGTTCTGTTCGGGTTTTGACTAAAGACAGCCAGACTGGAAGAGGTATCAGAGGAATTAACATTAACAGTAACAGAGGGGGCCCCAAGATGATTCGTCTTGATTCCATCTTGATTATTCAAGTTGGAATCAAGATGATTCCCATCTTGATTTCTTGATTTCCTTCCAGACCCCTCTCGAACCCCACCCCAGCCCCCTACAGGATCGTTGTACTTTGTCCACGAACGAATGCGGAATCCTCCATCTTCGACTACGATCCACGCATCTTTGCGTCCGTTCGACGCACAAAGAAGAGAGAAGCACGCGGATGCCCGAGCGGTAGTCATGTTGAGTCTTGCCGCGTAAACGGCGATTCCGTGCTGGAAAACTCCGTTGTTGCGGAGTTCCTTCGCCAGAGTGAGAAGTTGGATGAACATCAACACCGCACGTTCACCAACCTCGCCTTGAGACATCAAAACGAGGGTGTCTTCATCTCCAAAGAACCGAACAGAGATCGACGCACGCGGGATCTTCTCGGACATCCGACGCTTCCTTGCTGCTACGCATGGAAAAACCACCGCCCACGGCGCGGCCTAGCAAGCGTGCCTGTGAACGGTGGTATTTTCGTGACTGAGTTGGAGGGTTGCTAGGCCGCTCTTGCCATGAAGATACCCGAAAGGCTTCATGAATACAAGAGGGAGAGTGAGATTTTATTCAGGACGCAGAGGCGTCGTCGTCCAGTTGGCCGTGTTCTCGTAGTCGTTGGTTGCGAACGGATCATCGTCACGCGTCGGCCACTTCGGGCGCGGCCGCTTGTGCTTCGCATACTTCTCCTGCAACTCGCGGAGCCGTTCACACACGGCGGGGATGTGTTCGTCGAAGGCATCGAACGCCACCGCGACCGGGAACACGCGAACGATCACCATCGGGAGAAGGGGGTGGTACGACACCAGATCACACCACGGAAGGCCCGTTACCCAGAGTTGCCCCTGAGTCTGCATCGCGTACTCGAGACGAAGTTTCTCGGGGTTGATCATGTACGCCGTGTGCTTCTTCGCACCGGGGCACTTGCTCTCGTAGCACCCTTCGGGCTCCGATCCCAACGGGCCGACGAACCGATCGGGAGACGCCCCGGCGTCGATGTCGTCCCGCATACAGAACCCGACGGGCCTCGTGTCGTTGTTCGTCTCGAACTCGTACCGCTTCGCCGCCGCCGCCTCCAACTCCGAACCACGCTCGACGTACTGGCTGAGGAACTCATCATCCATCGACTCGCCGATCAACCACTCCGCGAGGAGTTGGCCGATGTAGTCCTCGTGCGACCTAGAGAGTTTGAGTTGTTGGGGCGTGATGATCCTGTCGAAGTTGCTCGCGGTCGGGATGCCGAGCCTGGCTTCGATCCATTCTGGCGTGCCCTGAACGCAGTCGATGATCCTCATTGCCCGCCCCCTTCCGTCCGCCGCTTCTCGGCGATCATGGCGTCGGCGAATGCGTATGCATCGACCGCGATACCGGCGCATCCGTCGTTTTCTCCCGTCAGGGCGTTCTTGTCGATCGCCATGGATTCGCTGAACGTGACGTAGTGCGTTCGATCCGTCTTCTCGCATTTGTCATGGATCAAGATTTCTCGGTAGCACGACACGATCGCGGCCATCGCCTGCCCCGCAAACCAGTCGCGGAGCGTCATGCCGGGCGAGTAATACTGCGCGTTACCGCAAGTCGCGTGGTCGTCGCCGGTCGGGAACGCCGCCCCGCCGTCGTCGATCTTCTTCTCGCTCATCTCGTCGCCTTTCGCTTGGAGTCGATCATGTTCATCGTCACGGTAAACGCCGCAGCCGGGATCTCTTCGATGCTCCTGACGTTGTGGAGTTGGAGGAGTTTCTGCTCACTCCCGCCCGTCTCGGCCAGTCCACGCCGCAGGGCTTCGGCCTGCTCGGGCGTGATGACGTCGGCATCGTCGTCGTCCCCACCGCGAATCTCCGGGTCATCGATCACCAGACCGAACGCGAGGCACAACGCGCCACGAATCGCTGTGGTTGTCGCCTTCGACGTTCGTGAGTCCCCATGATTGTCCCACAGTTCCGTGTATGGGAACTCCTCAGAGTGGCCGGAAACGTGGCTCACGATGCACGTGACGTGAACACCTTCCTTGTCCGCACTCTGCCGCAACTTGTACGACAGTCCGAACTTTGGCAGCCATTCCGCAAGGTGTTTCTGAATGGCCTTGCGGGTGGCGTATGGAGCCTTCGCCCCCGCCTTCGTAAGTACCCTGATCGCGTCCTTTCGCACGGGCGGGATCTCTTCTTGGGCACGAGTGAAGTGCGTGTGGAACTCCTGCTGTCTCGCTCGGTTGTCCATGACGACGTAGGCATCGACCAGAGACTTGATGGACTCAGGACTGTACTTGTTCTCCAACGCCAGTTGGAGCATATTGCCGATGCTGGGCTCGACGCGGGCGAGCCCGCCTTGTTCGTTGTGGGGTTGGATCTGGTTCATAGTGATTGGATCGCTCCTCGGATCGCCTCGTGAATGGTGAATGGGTAGTGCATCGTCCCTTCTTCCTCCATCGCCGCCCACGTCAGACGCGCCGTCTCGTCTGACTCGGCGATCTGTCCGTCCTGACGTTCGACCGCCATGCGGATACACGCCGCGATGACGTACGCCCCCGACTCGTTGATATCGAGAACAATGCGACGCTGGGCACGATTGATCGTGACCAGAGCGAGAACATCATGCGGTCGATCACCCTTTG